TAGCCCTGGACTCATTGTTGGGCGCAGCATGGCGATCAGATCGATGTCGGGGTAATTGAATCCGGTAGTTAGGACGTTCGCATTGGTGATTGCGCGGATCGTCCCGGCTTTGAAATCGTCAAGAATCCGTTCCCTCTCCGGCTTCGGCGTTGTCCCAATGATACATGCCGTTTTTATATTGGCCTGGTTCAACAGTTCGGCAATGTTCTGCGCGTGTTTGACGCCAGTGCAGAAGAGCAGCCACGCTTTCCTGTCTCCCGCCAAAGAAATTATCTCCCGCACGGCGTTGCCGTTATTGCCGCTTGTGTTAACAGCCGCTTGAAGCTCCGACTCGATAAATTCGCCACCGCGTTTCTTAACCTTGCTGGTGTCGAGCGTTGTCGTTGTCGCTTTGCTCCGAAGGATTGCCAGGTAATTCTTATAGATTAATTCCTCTATCCCAACTGGCTCTATGATGGCATCGAACAACGCTGGTTTGTCCGTGATCATTCCGTGCTTGAGCCGGTATGGTGTGGCGGTCAGGCCAATGACGCGGAGGTTTGGGTTAAATACTTTAAGACCCAAGAGAAACGTCCGATAGCCACCCGCTTCGCGGTGATTCACCAGATGACATTCGTCGATGATCACCAGATCGACATAGCCGACCTCGTTCGCTTTATCTCTGATCGATTGGATTCCGGCGAACGTGATCTGCCTACCAAGCTGCTTCATTCCAATTGACGCGCTGTAAATACCTAACGGAGCGTTGGGCCAATGCTCAAGCACCTTCTCAGCGTTCTGCTCGATAAGCTCTTTGACATGCGTTAGCATCAGGACGCTGGTTTCGGGCCATTTCTGCAAAGCGTCTTTGCAAAGCTCGGCGATGATGTGCGACTTGCCGGAACCAGTCGGCAAGACCAAGCAGGGGTTGCCTTCGTTGCCGCTCTCAAACCAGTCATAAAGCTGGTCGATAGCGCGCTGCTGATAATCACGAAGCATCTTCGGTACACTTCTTGGGGTTCGCGAGAATTTCCGCGCTTGTGTAAATGTGGGCGTCACCCTCTCCGTTGGCGACATCGATGCCGTCGATGACGTAGACAGCATCCCATTCGTGGTGCGACTCCTTCCTAGGCCAGGGCACCAGATCGGGGTGGAGGACATGGCTCTCGCATCCAATGCGCTGGAACTCTATCGGGATATTGTCAGCGTCGTGGCGCTCGCAACGCCATGTGCTGTCGGGCTTTGCGGTGGCGTGAGCGCACGTTCTGCAATTCACATGCTTGGTGGTTTTCGTCTGATGGCAAAACTCATACGCATCGCAGAATTTACATTGATACCAAGACGGGTCGGTGCTGATCGGCGGCGGCATACGATCTTCGAGCGCCAGACGCTGGCCCTTCTTGATGTGCTTTTCCGCTACATCCTTATCGTACCGCACCCGCTCGGTGTAAATTCTGTCGTCATCCTTGCAAACCGCGACGTAAAGGGCGCGGTCAATGCCGGTGCCAGCCATGTAGACCTGCATCTGTATGTAATGCTGGTACTTTGATTTCTCGACGCCGTTCTTCTCAAGATCAGAAAAGCTCTTGACGTTATGCGTCTTAAACTCGGCTACATGGCGCTTCTTCGGAGATTCGGGAACGCCGGATTCGATTATCGCGTCCAAGCTACCCGACACATGGCTTCCGAAATCAACGCGGGACTGTTCGCCGCAAGCATTGATGCCAACCGCACGGAGGTCGGAAAGGATTGTGGCCTCCTCCAACTGGCCGCGCCGGAACAGCCGCATGATCCTGCCGGGGAATTCGGGCTGAACAGCCCAGCGGAAACTGAGCCATATCCAACGCTCACAAGGGTGGCCAAGCTGGCTCACGCCCAAATGCGGCCTCGGCGCTGAGACTCTAGACTCATGGTGCTTGTCGATCAGCGCCGAAACGCTGCGATCAGATGTAGGTATTTTCATTCTGCCTCTCCCAAAATTAAGCCCAGGCCAGACAATGCGATCCGGCCTGGGCTTTACTCACTTAGACTGCCAAGGCGGCGAGTGCTTGGCGGGCTTCGATGGCGCAGTGGGAGAAGCGAAGAACGGGACGGCATCAGGCTGTACGGGTCCGCCGCCGATTGCGCGATACCCGCGAACTTCGTTACTCGCGTCGTAAGTTTTTCCCGTTTTCTCATCAGTCCGAGGTGGCCTGATCGTCACTTTGACAGAGACCCGTCCGCCGACCAACTGGTCGGTGTCAGAGACTTGGCCCAGCCCGATTGCCCTCATGATTTCGCCAAGCTGCTGGCGTCCAATCTCTTCGGCTTTCAACGTCGCATTCTTGATGTTGAGGTTCGCGAAAATCACGCGGCCTTCGTGAGTGGGCCCGGTAACATCAAGTCGCAGCTTGATATATTCGCCGGTCCCATCGTAGGTGTTTTTAAGCTCGGCCTGTGTGATCGTTGCGTCGTAATTTCCCGCCGGGATCGGCTCGAATGAATTGTTACCGCGCGGCAGGTCGTTGGCGTTGTACGGTTGTTCTAGGCGAGACATTTATTCACTCCTTGCAATTGAAAATGAGGGGCGTCCAGGCTTTGCTGTGATGCCCGCTGAAAGCAGTTTCGTTACCGACTCGTCAGCAGAACGCCAGACGGCCATGTTGATCTCCGGCTTCCACCGAAACAGGCTCGATAAGTGTTCTGTCAGCCCGTTTTCCGCAGCAATTTCTTGAATTTTATCTGCGTCAACCTTGCGATCTATACGGCCAACAATTTTAATGATGTAGCCGCCAGGCGTGACAGTTTCTGTGCCATCTAGATTGTCAGACACACCGGCCAGAGATTTTATCCGATCCTCGATCACGCGCCGGTCAAATATCCCCTTTGCCTCAGTCTCTTTCGCAATGAGCCAGAGCCGGGACAACTCACTCAGGTCGTTCTCCATTACTTTCCTCCAATCTTTTTAATAACCGCGCCAAGGTCTGGCGATTCCCAAGCATCGAGCTTTCCGCTGCGATCCTTTGCGAGCCAGAGGCCGTCACCGTCGCACATCAGCGCACGTTGGCTTACGCCGTCTGCGTCTTTCTCCACGCGCAAGGCCAGCACCTCGTCGAAAAAGTATGGCAAGCTTTGCCCAGTTTTATTGCCAGGCATGGACGGAGAGTAAAGCACGCGGCCCATCTCATCCTGTGTTTTCTCCAATTTCGCGGTCATCAAAACGTGACGATTCAGATTCCTGAATGCCCGGATGATGTCCGCCATCTGTTCTTGCATTGAGCCATATGCAGCGCGGGGGTCTTTATTGTTTTTCTTTTCGGCGCTCAACACCACTTCAGCAATCTCAGAGATACTGTCGAGTGCGACGGACTCATAAGATTTTGCTTCGTCCGATTCACTCAGCCAAGACCATGCCTCCCGCAGACCAGCGACATCATTGATTTCTAGGTACGGGAGATTGGCGTCTTGCACGGACAGCAGCCCACCTTCCGCGCTCAATACAATCGGACGCGGCATCGACTTGATGAGCGTGGTTTTCCCGGCTCCGGCCTGGCCGTAGCAAAGAACTTTAACACCCGTGGCTGTCAGACCACCTGTGTTTTTGAGATTGATTGCCATTTATCACTCCTTTTAGCCGGTCCGCATGATGCGTGTTGGCCTTGCACGCCCTGCGGCCCGCCACCGTTTCCGGCTCGGGCCTTGGGCGGGTTGTCCGCGATTCTATTTGCTGCGTTTAACCGGCCAGCCTGTTTGAGACGAGGCGGGCGTGGGATGAGGGTAACGCTGCGCCCAAATCATGCTGACATATTCGGCTGGCGTGTGGCTCCGCGAGAGTTCCATCAGGCTCTCACGAGCGGTAAGTTCAATCTGTATCATTTGTGATCGCGTCCTCATGCGTAAGATTGTCCCGGCTTGTAACGCCAATAAACATTTCCCCTTCTCTTGAATAATCGTAATTTCCGTCAGTAAAAGGATAGCGCCGGTTCGGGGTGCGTCGAAACGGCCCGCGCAGCCGCCCGTGCCCGTCGCGGTAGCATTTTCCAGCTTCGATTTTGAGCATTTATCCGCCCCAAAATTTTATAACGATTAGCGCGATCACTACCGGCAGCACTGCCGCCATTCCGGCGGCGATATAACGCCAGTCGTCGATTGGACCGCGCGACGGGAAGTTCCTCATGGCCGCTCAACCGCGTCCCACGCGGTTTCCCAGTCCTCAGACCAATCAATATATGGAGCGCGGCCCCGCTCAACCACGGCGGCGGCGGGCTGCTGCGGCGGTAGAGCCGGGAGCGTCGCCGCGACAGGGACCGCTCGCGGCACTCGCGTCACTCGCGGCCTGGCGAAAAATTCTATCTGCGCTCGCGACAACACAATCGGAGAGCCGTGACGGCGAAACTTAACTATGTCGCGCAGCCGTTTCGCGATTGTCCACGGCGGCGTGTGCGTCAGGTAAGGCCGCATTTTTTCAAGTAGCCATTTCAGTCGAATTTCCATCTCAAGACCGCTCGGCTCGCGGACGAACAACCCGAAATTCGTCGCCGTTACGCGAAACTGGCGGAGCGCACCCGCAGCAGTCCGGGGGCCTGAAACCCCAATTGCCGCATAGCGTGCCGCCGCGCGTAACCCAAACGCGCGAGCATGCCAGGGAGAGCTAACCTGCGTCACGGCAGCGCCCGCACGACAACTGCCGTTGGCCGAGAACTTGGGCCATAAGCCAGGACCGGCGCAGAATGCTGTCTCGATCTATCCCAAATATACCACGCATGATTAAAGCTCGGCGCGGCCCCAGACCTCTCAAACCAGACAATGCGGCGGGTAAGCACGACCTTTTTCGCAAAGTATGGGTTAAGCCCGAATAAATGAAAGCGCCCCGATGCGTGATCGAAGTCAGTCCGCAGCAGCATGGCGACAACGCCGTCCGTCAGCGTCAATGCGTGTTCTATGAACTCTCCGGCGAGCCTATACGGCGGGTTAGTTATGATGGCGTCCACATCGCGGCGAGACTCTTGCAAGAAATCCTGGCCGGTGGAAATGTCGGTGGCGATAACGGTGCGACCATCTGCTTCAAGCGCCCGCACCATTTTCCCGGTTCCCGCCGCTGGCTCCCATATTGTGCGTAAATTGGACCCCAGGTGCGGGATCAACGCATCCGTAACCCATGCGGGGGTTTCGTACAGGTCGCGCTCAACGCGCTCATACCCGCTTTCCCGTTGGCTCATGCGAGCACCATCACGACAGCGACGTACACAACCGCCAGCGTGAGGCCAAACAAGGCCGCTCCAGCCCCGCGCAGAAGCGCGGTCACGGCGGCGTCCGCATGGCGAGTTGGGCGGCGGGGCTGGTAGGTCATGCGTCACCTCTGGCTTCAAAGGCGTCCATAGCGGCGTCATAGGCGTCGTCAGCGGCATTCGCGGCGGCGGCGGCGGCGTCTAGGGCGGCGCGAGCGAGAGCGCGTGGGGAGCGATTAGGCAGAGCGTCAAGTTGCGCTGCACCTTTTGCTTTGTCGATAGCGGCAAGAGCGCTGGTGGCATCTTTGATAATGAGGTCGAGGATTGCCTGTGTAGCAACAATGTCGTCAAGGGCGGCAACTGCTGCGATTGCGTCGAACACAACATCAAGAGTAACGCATGCGGCAATGCGTGCGCGGGCTACAGCCGACAAGTTAACTTCAAGTTTCGCAGATTCGAGCGCACGCCGCTTCGCCTCTCTCACTTTTGCGTTGGGGAGCGTGTTGGTGATGCGTGCAATGGATAGTGACGCCTTCATCGCGCTGTCGTTATCCGGTGTCGTCAAATAAAGATGCAGGGCCTGTGTTAACGCTTTTATTTGTGTCATTGCGCCGTCCCTCCATCCCTAGCGGCATCAATTGCGGCAATCGCTAGCAAACGATACCCGCCGCGCAGCTCGGTGATAGCGATTTCGTCTTGGGCCGATGTGAGACACAAAAAAACGTTAGGGCGCTGACGAGGATATATTTCAGACCGTTCGATTTTGACGAGATACCAGGCCGACGCGCCGCGCTCGATCACGACGAAAGTCGTCTGGGCGCGGTATCTATACGCGCCCGGCAACGTCTCGCCGCTTTCAGCGGTATACGCCGCGCCCTTGCGTGCACTCTTTGGAACGCCGAACTCTGCCAGCGCCTTTTCTGCAACTTCTGCGAGACGCGCGATCTGAGTATAAGATTCAAAAACGTGCGCGCTGGCGCGGCCATTGACCTCAGCCAAAGCCTGCACGATTTTCCCGCAATTCTTAAGGTCGATCTTGATGGGGGTTTTCATGCCCCCATCCTCCGCTCAGCAGCCTGACAAGCGCGGTCTTCAGCTTCGGCGCAACGCTGCTCGTCCCAAAGAGCAAGGACCGCTCGGGACATAGCCTTGCGGTCAGCTATTTGAACCTTGCCAGTGCCTTCGCAGCGGTCACAGGCGCGGTCATAGTTACCGGCGAAGTAATCCTCGCAGAACTCATCGCCCTGGTCGTCCAGGTCTTCGCGGGTGAAGGCTCCCAAGTAGGCGCTCGACTTGCCGCTGCCATCGCAGCCGCCGCAGATGCACCACTTGAATGGCACCTGCGTCTCGCTGCCGTCAT